GGAGTGACCCGCTTGGCATGTTCGGTTCGCCCGGTTCGTCCTGATAAATCAGTAACTTACGCTGATTGGGAAGGGGCCGAAAGGCCCCTTCTTTTTGTCTTGACCTTTTGAAATCCGCTATATAAGCTTTACCCGTATCGTAATACGGAGCTACAGATGGATACTTCAACCTTGCCCAAGTCCCGCGCCGAAGCTAAGGCTACGGGGGCTAAGCATTACTTCACTGGAGAGTCGTGCAAGCACGGCCATGTCGCCCCCCGCAAGACGAAGGGAGCCTGCACTGAATGCTTAAGGGTTGACTGGAAGAAAAAGAACGTAGCCCGTGCGGGGTACTTCCGGCAATACAACCAATCTGAGACGGGTAAAGAATCGAAGCGGAGGTACTATAAGAAAAACCGCAATACAGTGATTGCTCGGGCACAAGCAAGGACCCCTGATGTTGTCCGCCTTTACAAATACAAATACAAAAACAAGAACCCCGACCTTTACCGCGCCCATGTCAACTTCCGCCGTCGCCGGTTTCGGGACGCTACGCCCAAGTGGTTAGCCAAGGAGCACAAGCGGGCTATACGGCAGTTGTATATCGACGCTATGACGGTGAGCCGGGTCACGGGGGTGCCGTATGTCGTGGATCACATCATCCCGCTTTTAGGCTCTACGGTGTCCGGCCTCCACGTCCCTTGGAACCTGCGCGTCATTACCCGCGAAGAGAACCTTGCCAAGTCAAATCAGGTTGTTGACACCCCTTTGGATACGGCGTATACAGTGTACGTTCCGGGGTAATTTTAGCGTAGCAGACAGGCCCGGCTGACGACATGCAGACTGCTACGCTACTTGCATGTAAGGAGTATTTTAATGGCTACTACTACTTTTTCCGGCCCGGTTGTTTCGCAGAATGGTTTCTCTGGCGTTGTCGCCTCTGACTCGGCTGTCATCACCAACCTGCTTTGCACCACGCTCACCATTGGCAGCACCACGCTGACCACGGGTTCGGTTTCGGGCACGGTGTCGGTTCAGTCCGGACGCATCCCGGTTCTCATCGGTAGCACCACGCTTTACATCGGTCTGTACGCCAGTCTCGTCCCGTAAGGATTTCGTAGGGGGGCGGTAAGCCCCCTTCATTCATTACAGGAGACTTAGGATGGGTATGCAAACAGATGTCCTTGCTAGTAAGGTCGCCACTTCTGCTGGCGACATGCTGGATCAAAATAGCCTTGTTATTGGTCGCTCTCGTGTAAAGGCGATTTACATCGTCCCAGATAGCGGCGCAGGCACCGTGACGTTCTATGACGGTGGGGCAAGCGGCCCGGTCAAGATTGCAGTGAACACCAAGGCGAGTTCCACTGCGCCGGACTACGTGCTGTTGCCCGGTGAGGGTCTGCTTTTCCAGACCAGCATCTACATCGTCCCGTCAGCCGTTATCTCGACGATGGTGATTTATGGCTAAGACCCCTGCTTGGCAACGGAAAGAAGGCAAGAACCCGGCTGGCGGCTTGAATGCCAAAGGTCGGGCTTCTTATAACCGTGCCAACCCCGGTAAGCCGGGTCTAAAGCGTCCTCAGCCGGAAGGCGGCGCTCGTAAGAAATCATTCTGTGCCCGGATGTCTGGGATGAAGCGCAAGCTCACGAGCGCCAAGACGGCTAACGACCCTGATAGCCGGATCAACAAGTCGCTTCGTGCGTGGAAGTGCTGAGATGCCAAGCAAGTCCAAAGCACAGGCAAATCTGATGCGGGCAGCTGCCCATAATCCAACCTTCGCTAAAAAAGTCGGGGTCCCGACCAAGGTGGCGAAGGAATTTACCAAGGCCGACAAAGGTCGTAAATTCAGGAGTAAATTGAAATGATGAACATGAAGATGAAGATGAAGGCGAAGAAAGGTATGAAGGACAAGATGGGTCGCGCTATGCCGATGCGTGGCGACATGGCCGACAAGATGGGTCGCGCTATGGCCAAGCCTATGGGCATGAAAATGGGCGGTATGGCCTACTCTAAGGGCGGTTCCGCTTCGAGCCGTGCTGACGGCGTTGCCAGCAAGGGCAAGACCAAGGGCAAGATGGTCAAGATGGCCTACGGCGGTAAGTGCTAATGGCGAGTGCGAAACGACTCCCTAACGAGGCTATGCCTCCGCCGGATAGTGAAGACCGCCGGGAGTTCTTGAAGGAGGTTGCGGCCCAGCGTCGTGCTGAAGAGGCCGCCGCTGCTGAGCGCCGTCGTCGGGCTGCGTCTCGTGAGGCTACTTCGTCCGATGCGAAGTTGGAGCAGGCTGCTAAAGATAAGGAGCAAGCGATGAAAGATAAGCAGATGCGTGAGGCCGCTGAGCGTGCAAAGCGCCAACCGATGTTTAAGCGCGGTGGACGGGTCAAGAAGTACGCGGGCGGCGGTTCGGCTACTTTTACTGCGCGAGACAAACAAACTCCTGACTACTCTACTTTTGGAGCGATGTCTGTTACTGAGGATGGGGAACCAACTCATACCTACAAACTTGATAAAGATGGCAAGCCATACCGCTCAGGCTCTAGTCGGAGCACTTCAGATTCCCCTCGGGTAACTAGAATTACGGCACTTAATAAAGATGGCAAGCCACCCCGCAACGCGCTAAGTGGGCTTACTGATAAAGAGATTGATAAACTTTTTGAATCCGGTGATTTTCGTGTCGGTTCCGGCGGAGTACCCAAGAGACCTACTGAAGCCCAACTTGATGCCGTCCGCGAGAAGCGTGGCGGTTCCGTCAAGAAGTACGCTTCCGGCGGCTCCGTCTCCTCTGCGTCCAAGCGGGCTGATGGCTGTGCCGTCAAGGGCAAGACCAAGGGCAGATTCGTCTGATGATGCCGTCGCGTGGTATGGGTGTTATGGCTCCTAGCAAGATCCCCCGTGCCAAGCGTCGTGGGGACAACAAGCCCGTGATTGGCACGGGTGAGCCGATTCGTCATGCCGAGGGTGGCAAGGTGAAGAGCAAGGTCAATCAGGCCGGGAACTACACCAAGCCGGGTATGCGCGAGAGCCTCTTCAAGTCCATCAAGTCCCGTGCGGTGCAGGGTACTGGCGCAGGAAAATGGAGCGCCCGCAAAGCGCAGCTGCTTGCCAAGAGCTATAAGGCCAAGGGCGGGGGATACCGCGATTGAAAGCCCCACAACAATCCCTCAAGGCTTGGGGGCAGCAGAAATGGAGAACGAAAAGTGGTAAACGATCTTCTGACACGGGTGAAAGATACCTACCAGAGGCTGCGATTAAAGCTCTCAGCCCTGCTGAGTACGCCCGAACCACCGCCGCCAAGCGAAAAGGTAAAGCGCAAGGCAAGCAATTCGTCGCGCAACCCAAGGGCATTGCTGCTAAAACGCGCAGCTACCGCCAAGCGGGTAAAGGATAAAAAGTAAATGGCCGACAAAACTACAGCCACAACCGAGTTCAACCTTGATCTTAATACGATCATTGAGGAGGCTTTTGAGCGTTGTGGGGCTGAGTTGCGTACGGGCTATGACTTCCGTACCTCTAAGCGCAGCCTTGCCTTGTTGTTCATGGACTGGGCGAACCGGGGTATTAACCTTTGGACGCTTGAGACGGGCACGCAGACCCTAACCTACAACCAAGGCACGTATGACCTTCCTGTCGATACGGTTGACCTGCTTGACCATGTGATCCGCACAGGCACGGGAACAAATCAACAGGACATCAACATCTCGCGTATCTCCTCTTCGACCTACCTGTCCATCCCAAACAAGAACGCGACGGGTCGCCCCATCCAGATCTGGATCAATCGGCGTACTGGAGCCACGGGTGCTGATAACGTCATCGTGTACCCGCAGTACACGGTATGGCCGAAGCCTGATAACACGACCACTTGGACGCTCGTCTACACGCGCCTTGTGCGGATGTTTGATCCCGGTGTGGGTTCTAACGGTCAGGATATCCCGTTTCGGTTTATGCCCTGCTTGGTAGCGGGGTTAGCCTACATGCTCTCCATGAAGATTCCGGGTGCAGATGTCCGCACACAGATCCTGAAAGCCCAGTACGACGAGGCTTGGGACTTGGCGGCAGGGGAAGACCGGGAGAAGGCGGCAGTGCGGTTTGTGCCCCGCCAGAGTTTCTTGGGTGGCTACTAATGCCAAATCGGTTTGCAAGTGGCAAACATGCTATCGCGGAGTGCGACCGATGCGGTTTTCGGTACAAATTGCGACAATTGAAGAGCCTCGTTATCAAGACCAAGAACGTAAACATCTTGGTCTGCCCAGAGTGCTGGGAGCCTGATCAGCCGCAGTTGTCGCTGGGCCTCTACCCGGTGGATGACCCGCAGGCGCTTAGGAACCCAAGACCTGACCTGAGTTACTTTGAAGAAGGCAATAACGGCGCAGGCGGTAGTAGAATGATCCAGTGGGGCTGGAACCCGGTTGGCGGGGCGAGTTCCTACGATGTAGGGTTGACCCCCAACA